TAGGAGAGTACTGTACCGTACATTACTTGTCAAGTAGGTCCAAATGGCCCTACAAAAAAACTTACTTGACAGGACGTACCGTGCCATGCATTATCGTCATGTACACTACATTCACAAACGCACTCGGTGGACTCCCACATCCCCTGGAATGAGGTGCCTTATGAGTCCGAAGAGAGAATTTTCATCTCGTCGGAAAGATAATCCCATCAGCGTTTACTTCTCACAAGAAGTGCGCGAGCTGATCGAAGAACTCGCCAAGGAATATCCTGGGATCGAGTCGAGATCGCGCATTGTCGAGACCCTCGCCAAGTATGGATTAGAGCAAGTGAGAGCCTCGAAACAGGCCAAGTTAGACTACGAACGGTCCTTAGTTTCGGGAAATTAAGCCCTACCTAACTGCTTGATCTTCCTGGGTTCTGACGGATCTTTCAGTCTCGCTTATATACTATATAGAGAGGGGAGATAAGAGGGGTGAGTGAGACGGCATCGTTATGCCGGCTCGAATCGAGTGTTGTCTATCCAAGACCATCGGGGCCTTCGGATGACTCGCTCGGCTCGAAGACTCGCCTCGCTCGTCAGTGATTGCATGTCAAACGACAACGAAGTGACTTCCGAAGGAAACGCCGAAAAGAAGCCAAGCTATTTCTTAGTGCCGGCAGATGACAATGGTGTGATGTGCGTCGAGCGATCCATCCCGATCCACGACTCCTCACAGCTCAATATGGTGCTCGCTCCGATCATGCCGATGTATGATCTGAAGTGTTCATCCATGTTGATTCCCATGTCTGAATCAGGACTGAGAAAAGTCCTGAGTAAGTACAAGTCCATCTTCCCTGCACGATACCGATTCACGACGACCAAGGACAAGGGCATTCGTGTCAAGGTCCGGTTGTTGACTGCCACGGAGATCAATCAGATCAGGTCACTGATCTTCACTGGTCCTGGCAAGCTCAAGGTCGTCTAGAGCCTGGACACGAACGAGCAGCCGGATAGTCGATGGGTAGAAAACCATCCTGCACGTTACGGTCCTTGTATTTTCCCTTTGCGTGTTATGCCGTGTTGGTTCTACGAACGAGTGAATGTGCTCAGGCATAACGGCTCACTCAACACGCATCATTAGACTGCACGTCAGTACCCTGGAGAATGGGAAGCCTGACCAAAGGATGGCTACGTGCAGCTCAGTTCCCCACCAGGCACAGCCGCGAGACATCTGACGTAGAAGTCCAGTCGAGCAATAACCGCTCTGATAGGCATCGTGGTGTTAAGCCGTCGCTGTTGCTTTCATCGTTCATTCGATTCAATCGCACACCGACAGATGGCAATGGGGATTGCCTGATGTGTGCTGTTGCCTGGTCGATTCATGCCGGTTGCATCATGTGCCTTCACCAATGCCGCCACCTCCTCGGCATTCCTCCTCACATGACATGCGCCGGCTCCAACCGACATCGACTCGTGTGAGTGTCGATGCTATCGATGTAACGTCTCCACCCTCTGAAAGGTCTATGTCCAGTCCCAACCCTAGAGCCGTATCTAGTGTGCAGTCCACTGTAATGCAGGGTGGACCTATGACACCGCAGTCCATTCGCCAGTCATTGCTCGATGCTGCCGGCATAGGCAAACCTGAGCAAGCTCGCTTAGTCTCTCGCGTCTTCAAGAAATTGGAAGACAAGCTCGACGCGAAGAAGCCGATCCTGATTCAGAATGATGAGACGCAGGAGATCGAGCTGGTTGATGACAACATGGCGCAACTCCGTGCTGCTGAAGCTCTCGGCCGGTTCCTCGCTGTTGAGCCGTCGAAGGACGTAAACGCTGGAGCTGTAAAGGTTGTCGTCGAGGTCAAGCTCCCTGACTGGGCCAAGCCGATCATCGATGTGACACCACTTGATAATGAAGGGGGCAGGGTTGAAGAGGCTGTAATATCAACGCCTTCTGAATAGCTGCTACCTCTCTGCTACCACGAGACATGGGCTGAATCCTCGGCCAATCGGCCCGATCTGGCCGGCCTCGACTCGAATCGAGACCCCCTACCACCCCAAATTTTGCGTCCGTGTGTACGCTGGGAACCAATGCACTGAGCTACCAATTTTTTAGGAGGTTTTCAAAATGTCCGATGTATTTCGCAAGCAGCACCGTGCGCTGACTGCCCCTGAGCTGGCGGTCATCGAAAACGTGAAGACCCTTGCCGGCTACTTGCATACTCAGATCACTGACAGTGTGAAGGCCGGCCGTGAGAAGTCCCTGGCACTGACCAAGCTCGAAGAGTGCGTGATGTGGGCCGTGAAAGGAATCACAGGATAACGCCATGCGCGACGTGCTCGCGTTCATCGTCGTCATCGGGATCATCATGCTACTTGCTGGAATAATAAGGGGTCGATAGATGGCTCGCAAACGCAAACCGAAATACTAAGTCATGTCACTCACCGAAGTCGCGCAAGAAGTCGTCTTCTCCTATCATCCTCGTCCGTACCAGCTTCCATTCCTGAAGGCAATGGCCAGAGGCGTGAAACGTGCTGTGCTTGTATGGCATCGACGTGCCGGCAAGGACACCACGGTCTGGAACTTCCTCATCACCAAGGCACTACAAAAGCCTGGAACCTACTACTACTTCTTTCCCACGTTCAACCAAGGCCGGAAGATTATCTGGGACGGCATGGACAAGAACGGGAAGAAGTTCTTGGACTTCATTCCTCGTGAAGTGATCGCTCGTGATCCGAAGACCAACGAGCTGATGATGAACAAGACCGAGATGAAGATTGAGCTGACCAATGGCTCGATCATTCAGATCATCGGGACTGACAACATCGACAGCATCGTCGGCACCAATCCCATCGGCTGCATCTTCAGTGAGTACTCGATTCAAGACGAGAAGGCATGGGAGTTCATCCGGCCGATCCTCGCCGAGAACGGGGGCTGGGCGGTGTTTGTCTATACGCCTCGCGGCATGGGCAATCACGGTTATCACCTCTACAAGCAAGCGCTCAAGCTCCAGCAACGGAGCAAGAGCTGGTTCGTGCAAGTCCTCACCGTGGATGACACGAAGGATGAGCTTGGCAATCGAGTGGTGACAGAGCAGGCGATTCAAGACGAGCGCGATTCCGGCATGCCGGAAGAGATCGTGCAGCAAGAGTTCTACTGTTCATTTGAGGGAGCGAACGTCGGAGCATACTGGGCCAAGCAGATCAGCGATCTCAGGAAGGCCGGCCGGATCTGCGATGTAGCCTACGACCCCTCGTTGCCGGTCTTCACAAGTTGGGACTTAGGCTACGGAGACGCGAACGCGATTTGGTTCTATCAGATGGTGCGGCCGAACAGCATCCATGTGATCGACTTCGAGATGGGAGTCGGCAAGGGTCTACCGGACTGGACGAAGATCGTCAACGCCAAGCCGTACAGCTACGGCATGCACTATCTCCCGCACGACATGAAGCAGCACGAGTGGGGCAGTGGCAATTCCAGAATGGTCGCGGCAACCGATCTCGGTCTCCATCCATTCCATGTGCTGAAGAAGCTCGGTGTTAAGGACGGTATCGATGCCGGCCGGCGCATTCTCAGTCGATGTTACTTCGACATCACGAACTGTGAAGAGAAGACGTTTGCGATTGCTGGCAAGAAGAGATCCGGTCTCGACTGTTTGATGGAGTACCGGAAAGAGTACGACGAGATCAACAAGTGCTACAAGGACACGCCGCTCCACAACTGGGCGAGCAACGGTGCCGACTCATTCAGGTACCTCGCCACATCAGAGCGTGACTTTGCACGGCAAGTGCAGACGAGAGCCGAGAGCTGGTTTGATCCGTTTGAAGAGAGTGTACGGCACAGTACAGCAGAGTACGAGAGCAGTTTGAATGCGGAGGTGTTCGACTAATGGAAATCATCAGAGCTGGCCTCGGTGATCTGAAGGAGCTGGCCCAGTTCGGTAAAGACTTCTTTGCTGAAAACAATATGCCTGGATCGTTCAGTGTCGAGCGCTTCATTGAAGTCTGGACGCTGATGCTCGGGCAGGCCGGTGGAGTGATTATCTCCGCACAAGAGAACGGCAGCATCGTCGGCGCAATCAGTGGATTCCGTGCATTCGATTTGTACACCACGAGAGTCCTGGCGCAGGAATGTTTTTGGTACGTCAGTGAACCCTACCGGAACACTCGGCTTGGCTTGAAGCTCTTCATCGAGTTCGAGAAGTGGGCCGAAGAAATCAAGGCCGATCAGATTCGAGTCGGCTGCGCTCAGGGTCCGCACCACGATTCGCTGTTCAAGTTCTTCACTCGCCGCAACTATGAACGATCCGAGACTCACTTCACGAAGGAACTGTAATGGCGATCACGACCACAGGAATGATGGCAATGGCCCTGGCTGCAACCGTGGCCTCCGGTGCGTATGGCTTGAAGCAGCAGAACGATGCCATGCACGAGCGGCACAAGATGCAGAACCAGGCCGATGCCGAGAAGCAAGCGCTCAAGGATGAGCAGGCTGCTATCGAAGGTAAGGCGCAGCAAGAGTACATCGACAAGCTGAACAAGCGTCAACGGTCTGGACGAGAGAGCACGATTGCGACAGGGCCGCAAGGACTGTTGGCATCCGCGCCGATTGCGAAGGCATCCCTGTCCGGCAAGAGCTTGCTCGGGTAAGCGATGGCTACGCTCTGGGATCTCATCAAGGATCAGCCCTGGTATCTGGAAGCTCGGGAGAAGGAAGGTCCGCTCACGTACGGATTCAACCGCACCGACATCAACGCCTTCTTCGGGAATCGATTCTCAGATCGTGAGCTTGATGCGATTCAACGGATCGCGGCCGGCGTATCCAATGTGGGCGATGCCGGATTCGTCAAGGCTTGGACCGGTGAGACATTTGCAACGCCGGCTACGCTCGGCGGGAAGAACCTCTGGGAAGAAGTCCAGAACGGTCTGACCCATATGTCGCAGCATCCGAAAGGAAGCCGGCAAGGTGGGACGTTCGGTATGTTCACTGGCGGGTTCCACAAGGGCGATGGCGACCTCGTTGAAGTGCCTGAACAGTTTGCATCCGGCAAGAAGAGAATCGAGGCGCAGTCCCTCGTGCAGCAATCTCGCAGCTTCGGCCGCTTCGGTCGAGGAGTCAACTTCATCAACAGTCCAGCAATCGGCTTGCTCGACAGTGCGACCGTTGGGCGCTCATCGCTCGGCGGGAAATCGCTACTAGGTTAAGGAATGACGAAACCCAACAAGAAGGCTTACGAACTCAAGAGACGCTGGAGCAACCTCCTCAATGACAGAGCTGGTTGGGAAAAAGGCTGGCGCGATCTCGGCAAGTATCTGATCCCTCACCGCTCGAACGTGAACCTCACTGTTACGAACGGGCAGAACCAAACGGCTGAGCTGTACGATGGTGTCGGCGTTCATGCGAACGAGCTGCTCGCCTCCAGTATGGCTGGATCACTCACCTCGCCGGCAACGCGATGGTTCTCGCTCCGCATGCGGAACCCGCTGCTGGCTCGCAAGAAGAAAGTTCGTGAATGGCTCGAAGATGCCGCGAACGTGGTCTACCACGAGCTGCGTCAGAGCAACTTCCATTCAGAAGCGCACGAAGGCTACAAGGACATCAGCGGCCTTGGCACGATGGCGATCTTCGTGGATGCGAAGGACAAGAAGCATAACGAGTTCCAGGGGCTGAAGTTTCAAGCGCTGTCCATCGGCGAGTACGCCATTGCGGAAGATGCCGAAGGGAAAGTCAATGTCCTGTTCCGATTATTCAAGCTGACTCGTGCGGCAGTCGTTGAGAAGTTTGGACTAGAGAACTGCTCCGAGAAAACCAAGAAGCTCCACAACGTCAAGCCTGACGAGCAAGTCGAGATTCTTCACGCCGTCTATCCACGAGAAGGTGGAAAGGAAAACGCGAAAAAGGCCACGCTCAAGATGTTCGCCTCCGTCTACATGGAGCTGGCTGAGACGCACATTGTGCGCGAGTCCGGCTACGACGAGTTCCCCTACATGGTCGCTCGCTGGGACAAGACCAGTGGCGAACAGTACGGTCGTGGTCCTGGCCATACCGCGCTTCCGAACATCAAGACACTGAACAAGATCCAGGAGCTGTTCCTTAAAGCGCTGGCGAAAGTGATTTCGCCTCCAATGAAGCAACGGCACAACGGTGTGATCGGGAAGGTCAGGCTCACGCCGGACAGTCTCAACACCGTGCTGGAGATGGACGATCTACAGCCGATAGAGTTCGGCTCGAACTTCTCCGTCACCTATCAAGAGAAGGCCGATCTCCGACAAGAGATCCGGCACATCTTCTTCTGGGATCAGTTGCAGTTACAGCAAGGCACTCAGATGACGGCCACGGAAGTGGAGCGTCGATGGGAGCTGATGCAGCGCTTGCTCGGTCCTACGCTCGGTCGAATCGAGAACGAGTTTTTGAATCCGCTCATCTTCCGTGTCATGCAGGAGCTGAACCGCAACAAGCGGTTGCCTGTGATGCCGGATGAGCTGCTGATGGCCGCGCAGAACGGAACCGGCGATGACATCGATGTCGTCTACGAAGGTCCGCTCGCTCGCGCTCAACGCAGCAGTGAGATGGCTGCACTAGAGAAGACGATGGCCATCGTGCAGGCGCTCAAGGAAACCTTCCCTGAGATCGCCGATAACTTCAATGCCGATGCCATTGCAGAGTTCGTTGCTGACGTGAACGGTCTGTCACCGAAGCTGATGAACGATCCGAAGATGAGAGACAACGTAAGGCAGATCCGTCAGAAGTCCGCAGCAAAAGCGCAGGACACTGAGATCGAGAATGTCGCATCAGGTACAGCCAAGAATATGGCTGATGCGGTCTCGACAATGAGTGCTCCTGAAGTGCAAGAGGCTGCTGGTGGAATGATGGGACAACCACAAGGAGTGGCTGCGTGAGAGGAAAACAGCGAGGTCGTCTAAAGGATTATGTCGATACATTCAATTCAGTGACTGGGAAGCGAGTGCTGGCCGACTTGTACCAATCGTACGGTGGGCCAGTATTCAACACCGATGCACTGGAGATGGCTCGACGTGAAGGTAGGCGTGAAGTGGTTCTATCGATCCTGAGATTGCTCGGGATGGAGAACCGAATTTTTGAACTCGAACGGGAGGAAGATGAGTAATGCCAGCGGGAGATGCATCACAATCGATGTTAGACAAGGGGACGCAATCGACGCCATCAAGCTCCCAGAGCAGCCAGACTACTGGCCAGAATACAGGGAGCACTGCCGGCGTAGATCCGAAGCAATCGACTACATCTGCACCGGAGTGGCACCAGCACATTCCAGAGGATCTGCGGGGCGAGAAGACCTGGGAGAAGTACAAGGATCTTCCGTCAGCGCTGAAGTCCCTGCACCATGCCGAGAAGAAGATCGGCAGTACCCTCCAGGTGCCGACAGATAAGTCAACGCCGGAAGAGATCGCGGCCTTCCGCGAGAAGCTCGGTGTGCCAAAAGATCCGAAAGAGTACAAGGTCGATGAAGTCAAGCTCCCTGGCGAAGGCAAGTGGGACGAGGCTGGCATCGGCATATTCAATGATGTCGCGCACAAGCTCGGCCTGACGCCGGCACAGCACAAGGGGCTGCTTGAATACTACAGCGG